ACTTTTTTAAGAACACTTACAAAAATGTTTTATGGAGATAATGGTGCCGATACAGGTAATCCTCCTCCGATTGTAAAATTTAATGGATATGGAGAATATGTATTTAAAAATGTTCCTTGTGTAGTAACAAGTTTTAACGTAGATTTACCACAAGATGTAGACTACATAAAAACTAATATTGGCTCAGAAGCAGGCACGCCAGACGGAACTCCAGGAACATGGGTTCCAGCACAAAGTTTAATGGCTGTAACATTACAACCAATTTACAGCAGAACACACGTTGAACAATTTAGTTTAAATGATTTTGTTAACGGAAACTTAATTAGCAACAGAGGATTTGTATAATGCCAGCATCATATAGTAAAGCAAGTCCGTGGTCAAACACGCCAATCGTAGATAATAGTTATCTAGGAAACTTTGAAATACGTCCAGTTCCAGCAGAGGCAGATGATTTTTTGTATACAATAGAAACACAGTACACACATAGACCAGATTTACTTGCATATGATTTATATGGTAATAGTAAATTATGGTGGGTGTTTGCACAAAGAAATATGGATACAATAAAAGATCCTGTATTTGATATGGAGGCAGGTGTACAAATATTTTTACCAAAAGGTCCTACACTAAGAAACGTACTAGGAGTATAAATTGAATTTCAAAGCACTAGCGAATAAAGTAACTAGCAAGTTTCAACAAATCAGTTCTGCAATTCCTGAGATTGCCGCAGACATTCAAGGCGGTATTAATAATACTTTGAATCAATTTAAAGTAGAAGGAGTAGGAAATGTATTAGGTCAAGTTGAAGGCTTTAGCAATATGGCAAAGGACGGAAGTTTATTTGCATCAATGCATCCAAAAGCATTCAAAAGTAATTTAAAAGCAAAACCAGGACCAATAGGGTTTACAACAAAAGCAGGACAAATGGTGCCAGGTGTTTCGCAACCACCTTGGCCAAACGAATTAGAAAACTTTGCAAGTATGAATTGTATTATTACACTTGCGGCATTAAGTCATAAACAAATTAGCGATCCTGATAATACATATCGTAAAACAGGTTTAGATAATATTATATGCCAAAGTGGTGGTGGTGCAGGTTCTAAAAAGAAAAAAACACAAGTAGAAATTGCATTAGGTAGCAATGTAGAATTTTTTATTGATAATTTAGATATTGGTGCAAACATGCAACCAAGTTTATCTTACGGCACAAACAGTAATGTTACAAAAATTAGTTTTGAAGTCAAAGAGCCCTATAGCATGGGTTTATTTTATCAAGCATTAAGCGTTGCCGCGGCAAAAGCAGGATTTCAAGATTATACTACCGCATGTTTTGCTTTACAACTAGATTTTAAAGGTTGGACAGTTGACGGTACACAAGTAGATGTACCATATGCAAGAAGACTTATTCCCATTTCATTAACTACGTCACAATTTTCAGTTAATGAAGGAGGTTCAATATATCAAGTAGAAGCCATTGCATGGAACGAACGTGCTTTGCGTGATAGTGTACAGCAAATTAAAACTGATGTAGCAATTACCGGAAGAACTGTTAGAGAAATATTACAAACAGGCGGAAAAAGTATTACAAGTATAATGAATGCAAGGTTATTGGAAATGCAAGAAGCAGACCAAGTATCAGTTGCAGATCAATTTGTAATTATTTTTCCAAAAGAAGGAGCATCTACTTTTAGTCCTACTGCAAATGCAGAAACAAATAGTTCTGCAACAATGGATCCAGGATATTATAATGCGGAAGATGGTTTTCAAGATCCAACACATGAACAAGTTACAAGTCCAAGGATCTTAGAAGGGTATTGGAAAAGTATAGGTGGTGGCGAAGATCCAGTACCAGAAAACTTTGATGAATATCTTGCAACTATGTCAGGTAATGTTAAAAATGCTGGCAGACTTGATCAAATGATGAAAAAATATGCTTCTAGTTCGTTTAGTCAAAATGAAATAGGAGCGGCAAAAATGCTTGACAGCCCATTTGAGGGTGGAGCACAACCTATGCCTGAACCTAAGTATGTTAAGGGATCAGGATCTTTAGATAGTTTTGCAAATGAATCAATACGTGTTCGAGATGCTAATGAACAGATTAAAAAAGACAATGAAGAATTAGCAAAGAAAACTGAAGCGTTTCAAGCAAAATATCCTATCTTTGCTCGTGCTGGCGCCAACATGAAACTTGACGGAGAAATTAGAACTTATAAATTTAGTGCAGGTACAAGACTGCAAGAAATAATTGAAGAAGTTTTAATAACAAGTATGTATGGAAGAGAATTGGCTGAACAGTTGAAAGATATTAAAAATCCTTTTGGTTATATCAAATGGTATAGAGTTGAAACAGATGTGTACACAGTTCCAACTAATAGTGAAATAGCAAAAACAGGTAAAGTTCCTTCTGTATATACTTACAGGATTGTACCTTACTATGTACACCACAGTTTGTTTATTGCACCTTCTGCACCAAGTAAAGGTATTCCAGAACTTAAAGCACAAGCGGCAAAAGAATACAATTATATCTACACAGGTAAAAACAAAGATATATTAGACTTTCAAATTGCTTACAACAAAAGTTTTATCTATCCTATAACAGCAGATAGAGGATCCTCAACAGCCGCACAAACCACAGGAGCGGCAGGCACACAAACTACAGGAGGACCCGAGCAACAATATGTAACAAATGCCGCAGGAGGAGCACCTTTACCTTCAGGAGAAGCCGCGGCTAAACAAGCAGATGTTGTAAACACAAATACAGGTAATTCTGGCGGTTCAGGATTTGACAATTCCGAAATCGGTATTGCAAGAATGTTTAACGATAGACTTATGAATTCATTAGTTGATATGGTTAAAGTTGACATGACTATTATGGGAGATCCTTTTTATCTTTCAGACAATGGCGTCGGAAATTATCATGCTAAAGAAACTTCGTATATCAATATGACCCAAGACGGACATGCAAACTATGCCAACGGAGAACTACATGTAAACATATTATTTAGAACTCCAATTGATTTTGATCCAAGCAGAGGAGATTATATATTTCCTGAAGAATTAGTCATTGTAGATACTTTTAGTGGTCTTTATCGTGTTAATGTTGTTAACCATTTAATAAATGAAAACCAGTATACAACAGTTTTACAAATGACTAGAGTAAGAGCACAAACTGAACAACCTACAACACAAAATCTTGGAGCAATTATTGAAACAACAAAAGCAAGTCAGTCAATGAATGAAAAAGCAGTTGAGTATGCAAGCAAAGTTTCTGAAGCGGCAATAACAACTGGTGCTACAGAAAATTTATCTGAAGCAAAAAAACAAATAGAATTACTATTGCCTGGCTATCAAGGGTTGAATGATTTAGTATCACAACAAGCACAATCGTTAGGCTTACCTGCATTAGATGCATTTGGTAAAATTGGTCAATCGTTAAAAACATTACAAGAACAAGTTGGCATTGCAGAACTAGGAAAAATTGGAGCAGAATTTAATAACTTAAAAAATGCCGCCACAACCTTTGCTTCTGAAACACTAAGTCAGGTAAATTTAAATGGAAGCGATGTTTTAGGAAAATTTGGAACTACACTTACAGACACAGTTGGAAATGTACCTAGTCTATCAAAACTAGCAAACACAGCACCTACAGTAAGCATGACTATTCCAAATAATCTAGAAGCAGTAGCAACATCAAATGCAACTAAGTTAGCACAACTGAATACAAATTTAAAAGATATGGGATCTACATAAAATGGCGTTCGAAGATATTCGCAGATCACGACCGAAAAGCACTAGTCAAACTGGTCCTTTTGAGGCAATAGTTGTAAACAACTTAGATACAAAATACATGGGTACTCTACAAGTTGAACTATTAAAGACAACAAGTTCAGGTAACCAACCCGAACGTTCAGGACAAGTAATGGAAGCAATGTACCTAAGTCCATTTTATGGTGTAACGCCTGTCGGAGGCAACAGCAAAAATGAAGGGTATAGAAACAGTCAACAAAGTTATGGATTTTGGGCAGTTCCACCAGACATTGGTACAAGAGTTCTTGTTATTTTTGTAGAAGGAAATACAAGTAAGTGTTATTGGATAGGTTGTGTTCAAGACGAGTATATGAATTTTATGACTCCTGGATATGCTTCAACATCTTTATTAAAAGATTATGATAAAAAAGGTCCAGCAGTTGAATATAATAAACTTACAACAACAGACCCTACACCAGAACCTACAACACATAGAAAACCAACACACTTAGATTTATTAAAAGGTTACGTTGTTTCAGGATTAAGTGATGATGAAACTAGAGGACTTACAAGTTCTAGTGCAAGACGAGAATTGCCTAGTGCAGTATTTGGATGGAGTACTCCTGGACCATTAGATAAACGTGAAGGCGCCCCTAAAGCAGAAATAGGATTTAAAGGAAATAAATTAAATTATCCAAAAAGTAGATTAGGTGGTTCTAGTTTTGTTATGGACGACGGTGATGACAAATTTTTAAGAAAAGGTCATCCTAAAGACACTGCTATGGAATATGCTAACATTGAAGCACAAGAAGAAGGCGGAGATGTAACTAGACCTCACAACGAACTTATACGTTTGCGTACAAGAACAGGTCATCAAATACTTTTACATAATTCTGAAGATTTAATTTATATTGCAAACGCAAGAGGTACTAGTTGGATCGAAATGACTAGTAACGGTAAGGTAGATATATATGGCGCAGATAGTATAAGTGTACACTCACAACAAGATTTAAATTTTACAGCAGACAGAGATATCAATCTTACAGCAGGCCAAGATGTAAATGTAGTTGCAAATAAAATTAGAACAAGTTCTCATGACAGTACAAGTATGATTACAGGAACACAGTTTAGTCTAAACAGTGGTAAAGATATAAACATGAATAGTGCTGAAGATGTTGTAATATATGCAAATCAAAACGGTATGTTGATTGCTGTCGAAAAACAAAATATTTCTTCAGGAGATCAACTTTCATTAGGTAGTACTGCTGGTATTGGTATTGAAGGTCATAACGAAGTAAAAATTACTACAGACGGCGACTATCATATGAAGGCTTTAGGTAATAGTTTTATAAGCACAGAAGGTCAAATACATCAAACAAGTGCTTTAAAAACAACAATGAAATCTGGCAACACAATGGATCTTAAAAGTGTTTTTAATATGAAATTACAGTCAGACGATCAATTATCGATACGTTCAGGCACAGACATGTTAATTTACTCAATGGGTAACAATATAGATATCCAAAATATTATACCTATACCTCCAGCAGATCCTACAGCGGCTATTATACCACCAGCACCATTTGTAGTAGATCCTACTCCGCCAGAAATTGCCTTAAAAGCAAGCCGTGTACCTCAACACGAGCCTTGGTTTGAGCATGAACATTATGACCCATTAAAATATACACCAGATCAAACTAGAGCAGGAGTTGATCCACCAGAAACATATCCACCTACAACACCAGATACATTTAATAGAACACCTGGAGGTTATGTAATTGAAAGTGGTAATCAGCCAAATGCATTTAACACAAGTGGAGAGCCAGAAGGCAGTTTACGATTTGATCCTATTGCGGCGGCAAATATTCCGGCTGATCCAGAACCAGTAAAAGTTAGCAAACAAGAAATATCAAGAGTATTTGCTTCGGCTTTATTTGCTGAAGGATTTACAGAAGAACAAGTATATGCGGCTATTGCTACAGCAGAAACAGAATCAGGACTTCAACTGTCAACAGAAAAAGGATACGGTGGAACAAGTAATGAGCGTATACGTTCTATATTCAGTGCGGCAAGAACTGTAAGTGATGGAGAACTAACTGAAATTAAAAAAGATAAAACAACATTCTTTGAACTTGTATATGGTTACACAAGTAAAATTGGTCCAGGTATGGGCAACACAAGAGCAGGCGATGGCGGTAAGTATATCGGACGTGGATTGATCCAATTAACAGGTAAAGCAAACTATCAACGTTATGGCAAACTTGCAGGACTTGTAAAAGAAGAATTAAAAGATCCAGCATTAAACCCATTTGGTGTAGAAATTGTTGACGATCCAACTATAATGATTACAGATGTTGCAAAATCTGTAAAAGTTACAGCGGCATATTTAAAAGAACGTTATAAAGATTTCGGCAGAGGCACACTAGGTAACTTTAGATATGCTATCGCAGGCACCGAACGTGGATATGAATTAGGTTATCCTAAAGACCAAGGATATCTACAAGCAAAAGTATTAACAAGCGGAAGATATGATCCGGCGTGGATCAGAGATCCAAATGCAAGCACAGGAACAGTAGTTTAATGGGACAAGTAATTATACCACTTACACCGGTTGTAAATCCAGCAGAAGTTGCAGACAACTCAGATTGGAATGAACAAATTGAAAGCAATAGATTTCCAGACGGGCAGTTTGACTTAGAAGGAGACTATCCAAGATCAGGTCCTGGACAGCAAGCAGGAAATGGCGGATATGTCAATTCAAGTAACATGCCTAATTTAGATACAACAATTGAACCAGGTCCTTTACCAGAAGGTCCAGGTTGGGAAAAACTTGATGCTTTGTTAAAAAACGTGCTTACGCAAGATTGGAGAGAACGTGGCGCTAAAGGCAATCCTAGAATATTAGAATGTTATAAAGTATGCGGAAATAGTTACACAAGAGATAGTAGTTCAATGGCATATGCTTGGTGTGCGGCCTTTGTAAGTTGGGCATTATATACAGCAGGTATTCCTACACTACAAACAATGAGTAGCCAAGGTTGGTATAATTGGGGAAGTGAAGTTGATTGGCGAGATACAACGCAAATACGCAAATGGGACGTTGTAATTTTTAAGTCAAAAAAACGTAGTGGCGGACATATAGGATTTATTCAAGAAATTACAAGCAACGGAGTAATAAAAGTTTTAGGTGGAAATCAAGGTAATAATGCAAAAGTATCAAATTATAGTTTTAACAGCAAAAGTCAATATGTAAGAGCAATCAAAAGAAACTGGAGTATACCACCAGAGTTTGACAAACCTATTGATGGCACAGAACCAGCAACACCAGGATCGGATACAACAGTATAATGCCAAATCAAATACAAAGAAAAGGTGATAAAAATGATGCCGGTGCTAAAATTGAAAGCACCAAGCAAACATTTGTAAATGTAGGAGGAGAACCTGTCGCTACAGACGGAGATCCAGTAGAAGGTCATGGATTGCCACCACATGCTAGTCCAACAACAGCAAATGGTACAACATTTGTAAAAATAGGAGGAATACCTATCAACAGACAAAACGACGATGATTCGTGCGGCCACACTCGGGATGTAGGGTCACCGGCAGTGAAGATAGGTTAAATAGTTATATGAGTACTTTAGAAAAAAATCTATATGATAGAATTGCTATAAATCCAACGCAAAAGCAAAAGCCTGTTGTAACCAGCAAGGCTTATAGAGGTTTGTCTACAGTTAATCCTGAAAATACTTCTAGTACATTGTACGATCTTGCACTTATAAAACAAGATTTATTAAATCATTTCCATATTCGCCAAGGTGAAAAACTTCACAATCCTAAATTTGGCACAATTATTTGGGACGCATTGTTTGAACCTTTTACAGATGATCTAAAAGAAGCAATAGCGGCTAATGTTACAACCATTTGTAACTATGATCCACGTGTGCAAGCAGAAGATATTAGAGTAACAAGTTATGAAAGTGGTATACAAATTGAAATGCAACTAACATATTTGCCATATAATATTTCAGAAAAACTTAGATTAGACTTTGATGAAAATGCAGGACTTACAGCATAAATTATATACGCACTTTTCTTAAACAAATAAATACATATGAACAAATAAGGAATGTGATATGTCATCAACAGACAGACAAAATAGACTGCTAGTTGCAGAAGATTGGAAGCGTATATATCAATCTTATCGTAATGCTGATTTCCAAAGTTACGACTTCGACAACTTACGCAGAACTATGATTAATTACCTAAGGACTAACTATCCTGAGGATTTTAATGATTACATTGAATCTAGCGAATATCTTGCATTAATCGATCTTATTGCGTTTTTAGGCCAAAATATTTCATTCCGTATTGATCTTAATTCACGTGAAAACTTTTTAGAACTTGCAGAGCGTAGAGAATCAGTACTACGTCTAGCAAGATTACTTTCATATAATCCTAAGCGTAACCAAGCCGCAGAAGGACTTCTTAAAATTACATCAATATCAACATCGCAAGATGTTGTTGATTCAAATAATTTTAATTTATCAGGCCAACAAATTACTTGGAACGATCCTAGTAACTCTAATTGGTACGAACAATTTATTAAAGTTTTAAATACCGCATTACCTGCAAATGGAGTATTCGGAAAACCAGCAAAGAAAGCAACAGTGAGTAATATTCCACATGAACAATATAGATTCAATGCTATCAATACAGACATTCCTAAATATTCCTTTTCAAAAGTTGTTGAAGGACAAAGTTTACCTTTTGAAGTTGTAAGTAGTGATATTGTAGAAAATGATATTGAAGAAGAAATTCCTTTGGTTGGAAACAGTTTTGCATGTTTATATAAAAATGACGGGCAAGGACCGGCAAGTACTAACACAGGATTTTTTTGCACGTTTAAACAAGGATCATTAGATGATGGTCAGTTTACAGTTAATAATCCTAGTGCTAATCAAAAAGTTGATATTGATGCAACTGATATTAATGATAAAGATGTTTGGTTATTTAAATTAGATGAGAACGGTCGAGAAAATGAATTTTGGACAAAGGTTAGTTCAGTTGAAGGCAATAATGTAATTTATAATAGTTTAAACAAAAATATTAAAAATTTATATTCTGTTCTTACACGAGTACAAGATAGAATTAGTTTAGTTTTTAGTGACGGAGTTTTTGGAAATTTACCTCAAGGAAGATTCAAAGTAGTTTACCGCACTAGTGCAAACAAAAGATATACAATTAAGCCAAGTGAAATGACAGGTATCCAAATACAAATACCTTACTTGAGTGAATTTGGTGTGCCTGAAACATTAAACATGACACTACAATTAAAGTATACAATTTCAAATAGTAGTTTAAGTGAGACAAACGAAAGCATTAAAGCAAATGCACCTGCCACTTACTATACACAAAATAGAATGGTAACTGCTGAGGATTATAATGTTGCCCCATTAGGTGTAAGCCAAGAAATAGTTAAAGTAAAAACAGTTAATAGAAATGCTAGTGGAATAAGCAGATACTTTGACTTAATAGATTCAACAGGAAAGTATTCAAGCACAAATTTATTTGGAAACGATGGGTTAATTTACAAAGAAACAAAAAATTTAAAGACAACTTTTAACTTTGTAACAACAACTGATATTGAAAGTGCTATAACAAATACAATAGAACCTATTATTAGAGATAGAAAAGTTTACAATTACTATTTAGAAAATTTTACTAAAATTATTACAGCAGATCTTGGAGTTAAATGGAATAGTTCAACACAAGATACAAATCGTAGTACAGGATTTATTAGTGATACTAATGATATTAAATTTAAAGTAGGCGGCTTCACTGCAAATAATTTAAGATTTGTCAAAGCAGGAACACTTGTAAAATTTGTTGCACCAACAGGTTTCCATTTTATGAAAAATAATGAACATGGATTAATGCCAGGTGCTTTAGATCATCCTAATGCAATTGATTATGTTTGGACTAAAGTTATTAGTGTTGGTGGCGATGGTACTGTAGTAGGTTCTACTGGTTTAGGTCCTATCGTATTAAATGATAATATTCCTACAGGAGCAATTCTACAAGAAGTTAGACCAAAACTAGCCAATGTGATTACAGATGCTGTAAAAACACAAGTTGTCGACCAAGCCTTTGCAACAAACACATTTGGTTTGCGTTATGATGTAGAAACACAACAATGGAGAATTATAACTGAAGCCAATTTAGATAGTGTAAGTAATTTTAGTACAGGTAAGACTGGTGATTCTAGCAATCAAAATTTAGATGCAAGTTGGCTTTTGTATTTTAAAACTGATGGCGAAAGATATGATATTACGTACAGAACATTAAGATATGTATTTGAAAGTGATAAAGAAATAAAGTTCTATTACGATAGCACAAATAAAATTTATGATAACAAATCTGGAAAAATTATAAAAGATAAAATTGAAGTCTTAAATGTTAATAATAAACCAGATGTATCCAATCCATTTAACATTAGTTACGATTGGGAAATTGTTAAAGAGTATAGAGATGCTGAAGGCTATGTTGATAGCAAGCGTATTGAAATAAGTTTCTTTGACGAAGATGATGATGGTGTTATTGACAATCCAGAAGGATTTATTGATATTGTTGCTGAGACTGTTAATCCTGAAACAAAATACATATTCCAAAAGAAATATACTACTAGCGATGGCGTAGAAGATTATAGATATGTAGATAATGAAATAGAAGGTATAAAAGTAAAAGCAAGTGTAGGTGCAGTAGGAGCATATAGTCAATATACAGCAGGACAGGTTTTCTTTGTAATGGATACTGAGTTATTTTATAAATTAGATGTTACTAAGAAAAACTTAGAACTTACAAAAGATTATAGAGGTTATACTGGACGTTCCGGATTAAAATTTAGATATTTACATAGTGCAGATTATAATCAAAGAATTGATCCAGCCGCAAGTAACATTATGGATTCATACTTATTAACACGCACATATGATGCACAATATAGACAATTCTTAGCAGGCGATAGATTAACAGAACCTCTACCACCAAGTAGTGATGAAATGTATAGAACATATGGTTCAGAATTAGATAAAATTAAAAGTATAAGTGACGAAATAATTTATCATCCTGTAAAGTACAAACCTTTATTTGGTTCATCAGCGGAGACTAGTTTGCAAGCAACATTTAAAGTTGTAACTAATCCAGACGTAGTTACAAACAATAACGATATTAAATCAAGAATAATCGAAGCAATCAACATTTACTTTAATTTAGATAATTGGGAATTTGGCGAAAGTTTTTACTTTAGTGAATTGTCAACATATATTATGAATCAAATGACTCCTGATATTGTTAGTATTGTAATTGTACCAAATGAGCAAAGTCAAGCATTTGGTAGTTTATATGAAATCAAATCAGAGTCTAATGAAATTTTTATTAGTTCAGCAACAGTTGAGAATGTTGAAATAATAGATGCTATTACAGCAAGTAGATTAAGAGCAACAGGTAACGTTATTACAGCAAGTCAAGAAACACTTAATACAGGTGTTACAAGTTCTGTATCGCAAGCAGGTTCTATAAGTCCTACAGGTGCTATGTCAAGCAGTAGTTCAAGCAGTAGTTCAAGCAGTAGTTCAAGCAGTAGTTCAAGCAGTAGCAGTAGCAGTAGCAGTAGCAGTAGCAGTGGCGGAGG